CCCCAAATACTTCAAACTCAAATACTAATAAAGTCTCGATATAGTGAGTCTTTTCAGGCTATGTCTGTTGACCAGGCTGATGCGGCTGTGCATGGCATGGCACTCGGAGCAACACAAGGTTGGTACAGTGGCTTAACCCAAAAGCCTATTGTAGTTTCTAAGTCTCGTACCTGGGCTGGACTACATCATCTCTTTCCTGACTCTAAGATTCTAGTCACGCTACGTGATTTACGTGATGTGGTGGAGAGCTTTGATAAGGTGAACGCTCGCGTTCGCGCTCTTCATACTTTTGGAGATGACCAAACACTCTACGGCTCGATGAGTGAAGAAGAGAAGATGTACTACCACTTTAAAGAGCAAAACGCCTTTTCCGCTACGCTGCGCCATGAAATACCTAAGTACTTAGACCTCTTTAAGCGTGCTCCTCATCGTGTAAAGTTCGTACGATACGAAGACGTGCTCAAGCATCCTCAGTATATGCTAGAGCGCATCTACAACTTTTTAGAACTTGAATCTTACTCACACGATTTAAATCATATCGAACAGTCACAGATGTTCGAACACGATAATGCTTATTTTAGAGAACGCACAGACCATCGCACACATCCTACAATGTTGCCGTGGCGCGAACCTCAGAGAACACTCTCTGATAGTTTTCATCAACAGATTGTACAGAACAATCAGTGGTACTATCGTAGCTTTTATCCAGAGGTGTTGTAGTGTATGAACAGACTATTTTTCGTACGCAAATTTGGGGTTGTGTTTTAACAAGTGAAGAGATTCGTCTCTCTACATATTTACAGGCGGTACAACAACTTGCTACGACCGATGGCGGCGTACGTAAGAGTAACTTTGGTGGCTGGCAATCGCATGACAAGATTCATGAGATGCCCGTCTTTAAACCGCTTGTCCGCGCTATACTAGACTTCGCCGCCCCCATCTTGCAGCCCTACACGCCTCAAACGCCTATTATACAATCTATGTGGGCAAATTTAAATTTTAAGCATTGCTATAATGGGCACCATACTCATGAGGGTTGGCTCTCTGGTGTTTTCTATTTACAGGCTCCACCTAAGAGTGGGCGACTTATCTTTACAAACCCTGCCATTCGCAGTGAACGGCATCTACTCAGGGATAGCAACTATCCCCTAACTCCTGTCAAGCTCGGTTGTATACTCTTTCCTAGTTGGCTCGAACACTATGTCGAACCGAGTCAAAGTGACCAACCTCGAATTTCTATTAGTTTTAATATAGGTGATAAATGACTCCCGCAGAATATTTTCATTCTAAACGTTATGTCTATCTTAGCAATGTTGTACCTCGTCAAACTTGCGAGGATTTAACCAAGTATATGTTCTCTCTACATGAGAGCGGTAAGCTTACCAAAGACCCACAGTGTCCTCTGTCTGACTCAGTCTACGGAGACCCGGTTTTAGATAATCTGCTTCAAGCTCTTGCGGCACCTCTTTCGGCACAGCTCGGGGTAACTCTGTTACCTACCTATACCTACGCTCGTATCTATCGTCCGGGTGAAGTGTTAGTTCGCCACCTAGACCGAGAAGCTTGTGAAATCTCTGGCACTATGACCCTAGGATTTCACGATGGCTCGGGTATTTGGCCGTTTTTTATTACTGACCGAGAAGATGATGTTGTTGGAAATCAGGTAGAGATTAATATCGGCGACCTAGTAATGTATCACGGCAACGAGCTCTATCACTGGCGCCCGTCTTATAAAGGTCAATGGCAAGTACAAGTATTCTTCCACTATGTAGACGCTAACGGGCCTCATGCCAACTGGGCTAATGATAAGCGTCAAACACTTGGGATTCAACGTGACCCGATTCCTCGTGCAGTACCACTGCTCGATAAACTACCAGACTCACTACCAAAACCTGCAGTTCAAAAATCGCACACACCAGTGAAACAAGCAGTAGCAAAAAGCGTTTCGGCGCAAGATTTTGCGCCTCTACACTCAAAAATTATCTCGGACGGTATTATCATTCGCACTAGCGATGACGTCTTTCCGGGTGCAGTGACCTACTCTAGTGAGTTTAATTCTGAGTATACCTTCAGCCCTGAAGACTGTGCTCGAGTGCTTGCACTACAAAATAAGCTCTACCCAGTTAAATCAACTGTCGGTGATGGAGACAAATCAAAATATGATCCTAAAGTTAGATCTGTTGATACTTATAATATTGAGTATAGTGAGGACACAGCCTGGATTTTTAAAAAAATCGCCGCTGCTGTCGGAAAAGCAAACGCTGAATACTATAGATACGATTTGTACGGTATTACACACGCTTTGCAGCTTCTCCACTATAAAGCCACTGAAAATGGGCATTATGATTGGCATATTGACTGCGGTAACGGAAATAGTGCCACTCGTAAAATCTCAGTTTCAATCCCGTTAACGAATCGGGACGCCTACAAGGGCGGTGAGCTGTGGATTAATAATAATGGTAATGAGATTCGTGCAGTAGACGAACAAGGTTCTATCTCGATGTTCCCAAGCTACCTCTTACATCAGGTTACTCCTGTCACTGCAGGAGAGCGTTGGGTTATTGTCATCTGGATTAATGGACCTCGTTTTAGATGAATTGCTATGAAAAGCTATACTATATTAAACGCTATTCAGATGCCGTAGGTTCTATCTACGGCACTGAAGATTTTGGGCTCTATTTCTACTCACTCGTAAAGATGCGCCGCCCACAACGAGTGGTAGAATTAGGTACAGGACTAGGAATTATAGCTCTGTGGGGCGGTCTCGCACTTGAAGAGAACGGTAGTGGTAAGCTTATAACTATTGATAACGGGTCAGAGTGGTCACATATCTCTCAGGCTAGAGACCGCATAGGTAGTTTTTTTCACTCAGACTATGCAACTTATATCCAGCAATTAATTTCTACTTTCGAACTTAGTGCTACAGTACACTTTGAGCACGCAGAGATAAATGAGGTAAAAATTTTCGATGGGGTTGATATCCTCTTTTCAGATTTTTCTCATGGACCGCGTGACATAATTATGTTATTGTCAAATTATCTAGAGCGCATGTCTGAGTGTTCTGTAATGATGTTTGACTCCGCTTCTACCTATTATCCTTCATATCAGATGTTAGAGCAGTTAGTGCCGATGCTTAATGCGGGTCGAATACCTGAAGCACTCTTAGAGCACGCCGCAAATCCGGATTCTTTACGACAGCGAGTACAGCGTACTGAGTTCAAGCTACATCATGTAGTAGAGGCTAAGCCACGTTCACAAAATAGCACTGCCTGCCTCTACCTACAACCAGTAGATTTAATACCGTATCCTAGAACCACTATGAGAGCCTTATGAGAGTTATTGACAATGTGTTAAGCGATAGAGTATCGCACTATATTTTTGAACGTTGTGCTAATTTAAAATGGACTTTTGTGCCAGACATCTCTTTTGGCTCAGAAGCACAACGTAGTGTTCCAGGATTTTCCTACAACTTCTACCTGCATGAGAGTGCTAATAATGTAGAAAGACGAACTATTCAGGCTCCTGAGTACGACTATATGGCACCGGTTTTACTATCTTGCTTTGATGCTCTAGGAGTAGACATACCTCTTAGTGCCGTTTTTCGCTCTCGAGCAAGGCTAACACTGCCACGTCCTGAGCTACCGGAAGAGCAACGTATTGATAATATACACGTAGATTACAAAACACCTCATCTAGTACTTATCTACTATGTCAATTCTACTGACGGAGATACCCTACTGTATGAAGGGTCTAAGATTCGAGAACGTGTTTCTCCTCGTCGGGGTCGTGCTGTGCTATTTGATGGTAGTACGTTACACGCTTCTTCAACGTCTACTCTCAGCCCTCGAATTATTATCAATAATAATATTAGAATTGGAGACCAGAATGGAAATTATGCTAGCTAATAAGATTAGCGAACTAGATAAAGCAGAGCTTATTAAGGTGCTTACGCAGCTTATGATGCGCGACAGAGAAGCATTTAATGCTCTAAAAGAAGTAATAGAGGATGTACTATGACAGAGAAGAATGAATTAGCAATTTTTAGTGAGATTCGAACAGACTTAGTAGTTAAAGATGGGTCAGAATTTGTAGTTCCCCTAGCAAAAGTATTCGGAAAAGGTACAATTGCTAAGACTGAATCGTTTGGTGGACGCAGTTTGTTAGAAAATGCACAGCGAGCAGATATCGCAATTGCAAATACTAAAGAACTTCAGAACGTTTGGAACCGTAGCCATACCCAATGGATGTGGAAACACCTCAATATGTCGTATGTAGACCCATATAAGAACATGCGTCAGATTGCAGCAGAGATTGCACGTAAGCGTCAGGCTCTAAATGAGGCTAAATGGAACCAAATTAAGACAGAAATCAAGCTAAAGAAGTATGAAGAACAGCTTGCAAATGCTCAGAACTTAGATTACTGGACTGAAGTAGACTTAAAAGTTAAAATTGCAGAGCATCAAGAGAAGATGGCGGAAGGAATGAGCTATATTGAAGGCGCCATGAAGGATATTCTAGCTCTTAACGAGCTTTTTGAGCAGCTAAAAGCCAAAACAGACAACTTTACTGAGATGGATATCGAGCGTGCTGAGTCAAAAGCGCACCTAAAGCGTAGTGTTATCCAGTGTATTCGCGATGTACGTCAAAGTGGGTCAATTACTAAGGGCGAGCAAGAGTATTTAGAGCAAATTGGTATTAATCCCATGAAAATGATGCTCAGAATTCGTGAATATGTCGCACAAGAAGCTGCACAAACCACTTGGGATGTAACTCCGTTACATGAATTTGTTGATGCAGTTGCAGACGAGCTTATCGATGTCTGTAAGGTAGACCAAATTCGTATGAATCTACTAGGATTTTCTTCAGAAGCCTCAGAAGATATTACTTATGATAAGCTTATTGGAGCCCCCGAAACGCCCGAAGAATGAGTGCTAGTTACTTTAAGATTCCGGTAGACAAGCTTGTTGCTCGTCTACCGGCAAAATATGGATTTACAGAACTAAACCCCAGTCAGCGAGCTATGATGGAGGGTCTTAGCACTAAACGTAATTGGGTTCACATCTCTGCTAGACGTACAGGAAAGTCTAGCGGGGCTGCAGTGTTAGCACTCGCTAAATTGCTAGAACCTAATCAACAAGTTATTGTAGTAGCTCCTGATTTTAATCTTAGTTCTATTATTTGGGATTTTACCACAGAGCTTATCGAGGCATTTAACATTGAAACTAAGCGCTTCAATCTTAAGGACCGAGTGGTCCGCCTGGTTAACGATAGTACTCTTCGATTACTTTCAGCGAATAACCGCAGCTCTCTCGTAGGACGTGCGGCTAATCTACTTATTGTAGACGAAGCTGCACTAATTCCTGATGACGAATATTTTACTCGTGATTTACGCCCGGCGCTGTCTACCTTTCCAGACTCGCGGGCTCTTTTCATTTCAACTCCTCGCGGTAAAGAGAACTACCTCTATGGCTACTATCTTCGAGGACAAGACCCATCGTTTCCTGAGTGGGGTAGTGGGCTCTTTCCGTGGCACGCCAATCCTAGACTTACACAGTCGGATATTGAAGAAGCAAAACGAGCTATTCCTGACAGCCTCTTTAGACAAGAGTACTACTGCGAGTGGGCTACTTTTGAAGGTCAAATCTATAAACTAGATGAAAATGAGCATCTTAAAGACTTTGTTGGTGAAGGTGCAGCTTATAGAATAGAACCTGGAAATGAGCGTTTTACTTTTATTGGCGGACTCGACATGGGCTATCGAGATGCTACTGCTTTTATTGTGGTAGCTACAGATGGCGCTAACTGGTATGTTGTAGATGAGTATGTAGCAACTGAGGGTACTACTAGTCAACATGCTGAGGCTATTAAGGCTATGACTGACTACTGGGGAGTTGAAAATATATACATTGACTCTGCAGCTCAGCAAACTAGGGCAGACTTAGCCTATGACTACGACATTGCTTGTGATAACGCTGTAAAGAGTGTGAATGACGGTATTGCCCATATTCAAACACTTGTAGAAAATAATAAGCTCTACTTTGATATTGAAACCGCTTCTTATGCTTTCAAGAGTATGACGGCTTATCGCTGGAACTCTCGCACAGAAAAGGCAAAACCTAATCACGACTGGACATCTCACTGTTGCGATGCAATACGTTACGCTATCTATTCGTATAATAAAAATAGCGCTGTTAGTATCTACTCCTAGCCTACATCACATTTCAAAAAAGAAATATTTTGACTATTTTGATTAATAGACTTATAATAAATTAAGAAATCAAGAGCAATGTTTAAGCGAGAACCAGTAAAACACGTTCGTGATGGTATGAAGAGCCGATATAAAAATCGCGAACCATGTTATATCTGTGGCAGTATTGAAAATATAGAGTTACATCATTTATACTGTGTGAGTGAACTCTGGAACGCTTGGACTCTAAAAAATCGTATTAAAGTTACCTCTGATGAAGATGTTCGGATGCATCGGACTCAATTCGAATCAGAGCACGAAGATAAGCTTAATAACGAAAATCTATACTCTCTATGTAAGGCTCACCATAGTAGACTACATCAAATATTTGGAAAAAGCTACTCTAACTATGTTGCAGTTAAAGTTAGTGAGTGGCTAGAACGGCAAAAAGCTCAATATGGAGAGAAACTAGATGGCAAGGGGACCGATAGGCTGGCTAGCGGACAGACTGAAACTTAATCCAGTACAGTCCTATATTCATAGTCGTGAACCTTTTGTCCAACCGGATTCTAACGTAGATTTCCGTGCGGCGTACGACCAGATAGAAGTTATTCACCGAGCAGTAGATATGATTGTTAGCGCCTGCGTTGAGATTCCTTTTGCAATCTCTGGCGAAGGTCCGACTAAAAAATTAAATAAGCTTTTAAACGATAGACCAAACCCTTTCGAAGACAGAGTGCGACTGCTACGGCGTGCCTACTTTGACTTGTTACTAGACGGTAATGCGTTTTTCTACTATGATGGCACTCACGTATATGTACTACCTGCAAACGATGTAGAGATTGTTACCGACCCTAAAACGTTTGTAAAAGGTTATATCTTTTTAATTCACGGTGGTGGCTCTTCTAGCTATAGTGCTGTACGTCAAAGTAAGAAACAAGTAATTGAGTTTAGGGCCGACGAGATAATTCACATCAAAGAAGATAACGATGAAAGTATCTTCCGCGGTAAATCACGTATTAAAAGTCTCTCGAATATTATTAACATCTATAATGCCCTTCTAAAGTTTCAACGGCAGTTTTTTAAAAATAACGCAGTTCCCGGAGTGGTCCTTACTACCGAATCTGTACTAAACACAAAGATTAAAGAGCGCCTATTACAGAGCTGGCGTAATTCTTATGCGACAATCTTTGAAGGCGCTCGTAGCCCTGCTATTCTTGACGGCGGCTTAAAGATAGATAAGTTTAGTGATATTAACTTTCAAAGCTTAGATTTTGAGAGTAGTGTCGATAGACTAGAACAAGATATGGCCAAGGCGATGGGTGTACCCTATGTCTTGATGAAGAGCGGTAATAACGCAAATATTGCAGCAAATCAAGTACTCTTTTATGAGCATACTGTATTACCAATCGTGTTAATGTTTGCAAGTGCGTTTGCTCACTATTTTAACTCTGTGCGTATTATGCCAGATAGAACTGTGATTACAGCTCTGCAACCAGACCTAAGAACTCAGAGTCAGTATTATGTTAGTTTAGTAAACTCAGGCATTATCACTCCTGACGAAGCTAGAGCCAAACTTGGATTTAAGACTTTAGATACTCCAGAAACTAATATAATTAGGCTGCCACAAAATATAACTGGAAGTGCTGTAAATCCAGATGTAGGTGGACGTCCTACCAATGAAAGTGTAGACGAAATACCTGCAGACAGTGCCCCGCGAGAATGAGGAGCGAATAAAGATGGATAAAAAGTTTTTTATCACTACTGACGATATTACAGTAAAAGGCATTACTGACAAGCAATTTAAAATTGCGGGTTATGCCAATACTAGTGAAAAAGACAGAACTGGTGATATTGTACTACCGGAAGCGTGGACTAAAGGAATTGATAACTTTAGACGTAATCCTATCCTACTATACCAACACGATCATGGAAAGCCTATTGGTCGAGTAAACGCAGTAACAGTAG